ACATTTGACGTTTTCTGTGACTGGCAATGGCGTAATGTCTTTAATTGTAGGCCCATTTTTGTCCGGAAATTCAAGAAAATATTCTGACATTCTTTGAGTTTTTTTAGATCCATTTTCACCAAGTGGGTTTACATATTTTACGAAAGTATAATCTGGATCCCATTTTACAGATTTTAAATCTAAGTTTTCCACTTTTTTATCCACAGTATTGTTAATAAATTGTGGATTATTTATATTTTCATTAAATTCTATATCTAAATTAAATTTTTCAGCCAAAAATTTTACAGCTTCTAATTTATTTAAATTTTCCATTTTCATGACGAAATCAATTATACTACCACCACCACACCCAGCAAAACAATTATAGGAATCTGTTGAATCATATATTTTAAAAGAAGCCTTTTTATCGTCATGTCCTGGAAATGGACAATTGATATTTTTATTTGTATTATAATCAATACAATAATAGGAAAAAACATCTTTTAATGATATACTAGATTTAACATAATTAAATAAATCAATACTATTACTATAATTTGTTTTTTTATTAATATTTCTATTATTTAGTTCAACTAAATAATTGTATAAAATATTAAAATTTTCATCAATTTCATTTATAAAATCAAGTGCATTATTTTTATAAGCTATCCCAGTCAATGTAATTGCATGGTTTACAAAAATTTCAATGCCTGATTTTTTGTGTAAATCTTTATATTTTTTATGTATATTGTTCATTTTTATTGATATGTTTTTTGGTAATTGCCCCTTACCAATTATATGTAATCCTCTTCTGCTCCTCGAATATTCTATGTAATATCCATTGTTTAAAAATGGATTAACAAAATCTAAAGCCCAATCATAAAGATTGCCATTTTCGTCTAAACAACGGTCAAAATCAATTACTACATAATCACCATTTAATAAAAATACTTTAGTTTTATCATTATAATTTACCCAATTATTTTTATTTGTCCATGATGTTATTTTACCGTTTTTATCAGCCGGTGCGTTGTTTTGCTCATTGCAATACATCCAGCTTTTTAATTCTTTAAGTTCGTTTGGGATCATATTATGTTTCCCCCTCAGTCGGATATTTAAATTTAATATTTTGAATATATGGAATAATTATAGTACCATCATCCAGCTCAACAAGTGCATAAAAATCATCTTTATCATTTATAAATTGTATTAAATATCCTTCATATAATACTTCTTTTGTTTTATTATTAAAAATTAATACTCTTCTCATAATTTTACACTTCCTTTTCTTTTTCTATTGTTAAAAGTTGATAATAAATTTTTTCATAGTCAATGAGCATGTTGTGAAGAAAGTTTATATCGTTATAACAAGCGTTTATAGCATTAATATCATCACTATTTAAACTATCTTTATAAGTATCCAAATCTTTGATTATGTCTTTCTTTAATTTTCCGATTTTTTCTAAAATCATATCTTCTAACCAATGTACCATTAAATCGCATTCAATTTCAATTTCAATTACTCTTCTCATAATTTTACACTTCCTTTTCTTTTTTAATTAAGTTGTTTCGGTTCTATATTTGGTAAAACTTCTTTAAAACCTAAACTATTAGACATTTCTATAACTTTTTTCTTGGCTTCTTTGAAAATATCTTTGTAAAACATTTCTTTTTCCATACCTTCAATAATTGATTGTTTTACTATCATATCAGCTACTATAATTTTACTTAATTGTTGAATATTTAATATTTCACGAACATTTTTAAACTTTTCTTTTAATATAAAAAAAGCTGCATTTTCCATTTTACTAATTATCATATAATATTTATCCGCCGATTTGCTACCCTGTTTCTTAGCATATTCTATAAATTCTTTAATTACATCAGTTTCTTGTCTTCTACCTATTTTTGATTGATTTCTAGTTTCAATATATTGTTGATTTTGCTTTTGTGTTTTTTGTTCTAATATCCATTTACGCATAGATACAAATTGTTTAGATATTTCAATTTTTATTTTCATGACTGTGTCTAATTCATTTGATTTAGTTCTCATATTCATAACTAAAAAAATAAATTGTTCTTCATTTAAAAAATAGACTGTTAATGGTTTGCCAATTTCTTCCTTGTTTGGAACATTTTGAAGATGCAAAACGCCAAACATTTCTAGTTCTTTTTTGTATTTCCTTACCAAATTTGTTATTACTCTATGTTGCCTATTTAATTTTTCTGAAATAATATTAGTTGAAATGTAAATTTCATCTTTCTTGATTGTTAATAATTTTTTCATTAATAAAACCTCTCTTCAAATTTATTATTTACATTATACATAAAATACTTTATAATGTAAATATGTTTTATAGAAATGAGGTGTAATTATGAAAAAAGAAAAAAATATTGCACAGGCTGTGGTAGTCTTTTTAAAAATATTATACTTGTAGTAATAAAAATTGTAACTTAAAAAAAGAAGTCAAGAAAAATTTTCGAAAGGAATATTAAACAATGGAATTAAGAGAATACCAAAAAAATATTATTAAAGAAACAAGAAAAAACTTATTACAATATAAAAAAATATGTATACAGGCACCATGTGGCTCTGGAAAATCTGTAATATTGGCAAAAATTATAAAAGATACTACAGATAAAGGCAATCGTGTGTTATTTCTTGTTCATAGGAAAGAACTAATAGAACAAATATATAATACACTGAAAAAATTCCAGGCTAATTTTAAATTAATCGATCTTTTAATGGTGCAAACAGCAGTTCGACGTTTGCATAAAATTAAAACGCCATCAGTAATAATCACTGATGAAAATCACCATTGTTTGGCAAAAAGCTATACTAAAATATATGAGCATTTTAATACAGCTTTTTTACTTGGGTTCACGGCCACCCCCATCAGACTAAACAATGAAGGCTTAGGGAATATATATAATTATATGATAAAAGGACCAGAAATAAAATGGCTAATAGAAAATAATTATTTAGCACCATATAAATTATTTTCCGTGAAATTAGCAGATACAAGTAATTTACATATAAAAGCCGGCGAATTTAATAAAAAAGAAACAAATACATTAATGGAAAATAATACAATATATGGTGAGACTATTAAAAATTATATTAAGCTTGCAAAAGACAAGAAGACAATTGTTTATTGTAGCAGTGTTGAGGCTTCAATAGAGACATCAAATGAATTTAATAGCAATAATATACCCGCCAAACATTTAGACGGAAATACGCCCAAATTAGAGCGTAAAAATGCTATCCAAAAATTTAGGGACGGAGAAATAAAAGTTTTATGTAATGTAGATTTGTTTGGAGAGGGCTTTGATGTGCCCGATTGTGAATGCGTAATACTTTTAAGGCCTACGAAATCATTAAGCTTGTACATACAACAAAGCATGCGTTCAATGCGGTACAAAGAAAATAAATTAGCTATTATAATTGATCATGTAGGCAATTGCTTTGAGCATGGCTTACCTGATGACGAAAGAGCTTGGACACTTAAAGGCAAACAACAAAAGGAAAAAGAAACAAAAATCAAGGTATGTCCTCGTTGCTTTGCGGTCATACAACCAGGGACAAAAGTTTGTCCTTACTGTGGCCTTGAATTCCCAAAAATGATAACAAGGCAAGAAAAAACTGTAGAAGATGTAGAACTTGAAGAAATAAAAAGAAAAGATATTTTAGCAAGAAAACCGTTTGGATATATTAAAAAAATTTCTACATTATCAGAAATTCTTGATTTTGTGGAACTTAAAAAATATAAGCCTGGTGTAATATTTCATCAGGTCCAGGAAAGAAAAAATGAAATTATAATAAAAGAAGAAGACTTAAAAAGATGGCAATCAATCGCTGGTTACAAACGTGGTTGGTGGACACATCAAAAGCATCTAATTAATGAAAGTGAGGTAATATAAATGTTAAAATGTCCATATTGTGGTGGTAAGGCTCTTCTTAAATCATCACTTGAAATTTACCGTGATGATTACGGATATGTATATGTCTGTGAAAATTATCCAAATTGTAATTCTTATGTGGGGACACATAAGAAAACATTAAAACCACTTGGAAGACTAGCAAATGAGGAATTAAGAAAACTAAAAATTACAGCTCATTTGTATTTTGACACCCTATGGAAACATAGGGAAAAACAAGGGTTTAGTAATTCGCGAACCCTTGCTTATAAATGGTTAAGCGAACAACTAAAAATTAATATCAATGATACTCATATAGGGTATTTTGATAAAGAAACTACAGAAAAAGTAATAAAGCTGTGTAAATCTTATTACACGAAAATCAATAAAGTAAAAAGTGAGGTGAATTAAATGTCAAATATAAGAAAGATATGGATATTAAAAGAAAAAATAAGGCTAAAAAATATGATTATATTATTTGATTATATGCTATCTCGATGCCAGGATTTGTATGGAGATCAAACAAGATTCGGTGCAATGGAAGCATATAAGAATAATCTAATCAATCGCGAATATGCAATTAGAGAATTGAAAGAATTGGAAGGTGATTTTAATTGACTGAACATGATTTGCAGAATCAAATTAGATTAGAATTATCAAAAATTGGGTGGATAACATTTAGGACTAATGTCGGTAAGGTAAAACTTACCGATGGACGTTTTTTTGATACCGGTTTACCTCCTGGGTTTTCTGATTTGATAGCACTTAAAGACGGGAAAACCGTCTTTATTGAAGTAAAAAAGCCAGGCGGTAAACCATCAAAAGCGCAAAAAAATTTCATCGAACAAATGAAAAAAAATGGTTTTAATGCAGGCATAGTTTATAATGTTGAACAGGCACTTGACTTATGTTCCTTGACTACATGTATTAATTAATGTATAATTTATGCAGGAGGTGACATTTAATGAAAGGGATTTTAAGAAAAGTATATTCTAAAAAAGGCAGTAATAGTTTAATTTTCAACATACCGATTACTTTTGCAAAAAACAAAGGAATTAAACGCGGTGATTATCTGACTATTATTGAGTCTGAAGACGAAATTATAATTAAAAAGACTGAATTTAAGGAGGCTGTAAAATGTTGAGGGAGAAAATTTACTGGCATGTTAGTTATAGGGAATCATTAAGTGATTCCTACAAACAAAATCCAGAATTATTAATTGCTGAATCTGATATTGAATCCTTAGAAAGTGAATTCGAATGCCTAAAAAAACATAAATATGTAATTATAGAAAGAAATTATGATTTTGGATATGCCGTGATTGAGGAATATATCAAAACAGGAGAAAATATTTTCGAGACATATAAAACTAAGGACTTAGTGCCATATGTACAATTTAGACCTATCCAAAGGTTATGTGATATAAATGGACTTTTATATCAAAATGGCGAAGAATTTTATCAGATTAGATAATTTTTTGCTAGGTTCATTTGCTAGATTTAGCAAATATAAAATCCTTGCTAGATGCAATTTATTGCACCTAGCAAGAAATTAAACCTAGCAAGAAATTAAACCTAGCAAGAAATTAAACCTAGCAAGAAATTAAACCTAGCAAGAAATTAAACCTAGCAAGAAATTAAACCTAGCAAGAAAATGAACCTAGCAAATGGTTCATTTTTTTTTGATAAATATATTAAATTTTTACAACACTAAAAAAACTTTTATATACATTGGTTCCGCCAATATTTAAATTACCACCAGAACTTTGATATACTCTAAACATTACATAATCATTTTCTGATAGAACTAATGTTCTTGATATCGTACCGCGCCAATGTCCAACAGAATCAACCGGGTATCTAGCACAGGCTTGTGTATTATCTGGATCGTTTACTTTTATGTATGTAATTCTTATTCCTGTTGAGTTTGCTGCAAATGCACATCCTGCTGTACAACTATATATTCCATCTTTTTGAATTGTAATCCTATCATTGTTTGTGATTGTATCATGCATATTTAATGGATCGTATTCTTCAGTTCCAGATCCAAATTCAACGGACGTTTCAGTCGCTGTTGGAATTGATTGTGTTGATGTATTTTCAAGGATACATTTGTGTAATGAGTCATTTCCAATTACATTTGTAATAATAAATTTGTTTAAATATTTCACCATTAATACATTGGAACCAACAATTAAGCCAGGCAATCCATTCGTGGCTATTACATTAATAGCATCATCACCAGGATAAAATTTTACTTCTAAGGGATTAACGCTTGATACTATACCGGTATATAATTGATCTTTGTCTTCTTTTTTATTTACAATATTTGATAATAAATCTTTCATCATGTCAATTTCACCCTCTTTATATCAGATTTTACAGTTACACCAGGTTCTAAATTATAAGATTGTTTTGTTATTTTATATGTATAGTCAAGTCCTAATAATTCATTTTTAAATTTATATGCATCGCCTTGCCAAGGTATACCATCGTCTAATCGAGAAGTAACAAACGCATGCTTGTAATTAACAGATTCTTCTATTTCCAGCATTTTTCTTAGCTCCCTACGTGCCCGTAAATCAACATAACTTTGGCTTGTTGCTTCTGACTGGAATATTTTAGTTACGTATCGACCTATATTTGTATAACTAAATGGGTGATTTTGTAACCCTTCGTCTTCCATGGTCCAAACTTTATATAATGGTTCTGTATTCTCTTCTAATTGATTATTAATTATTACGACTCTATTATATATTTCGCTATAATCAACATCTAGATTTACATCTTCCTCATATAGCGATAAATTATTATCGATAAATTCATGTGCAATATTAGGAGTAGCAGTCCAAGGCACCCCCTTATATACACCGTTTCCGTTTACCCATAAAGGATAATAATTTATCATATTCAACAAAGAATTAATTATAAATAAGGTACTTTTACCGAGTTCATAACTTACGTCTTCACTTAATGTTTCGTCACTTGGTTCTATGTTATAATTAACCCAAGTACCAACATCGTCAAGTAAACCTTCGATTGTTTCGACTACATTTACACCACTGGCAAAACTTTTACTTACTATTGTTTTATCTTGATCTAATGCTTTTAATAGATCATAACCGTCTATATTTCTTGATACTACATTACCGTTACTTTGTTTTTGTGGAGATAATAGCATATAATGCCCTAAAGGAATTGGATAAGTTGTTCCATTAGCCACGAAATTATACCATGGCTTTATTAAGTCTGATAGATAATTAATATCTGATATATCTTTTAAGTGAAATTTAGCACTTGAAATAATAGACCTATCAAAATCTATATCAATATTAGCACTTTCAATATAATTACTTATCCATTGGCTATGTTTATATATACCACCTGATAAAGTTAGTAGTTCATATGTAAAATATTCTTGTCCACCATTATCAAATATTGTGCTCATTATTCAACACCACCATTTAACCTATTAATATTGGTACTAAATTGATACGCTAAATTATCTTTTTTATCAAATTTTGACCCGGATAATAAAGCATAAAACCAACGACCACGCCAATCTCTGTAAAATACATCTCCTATACTTTCTAATATTTCTACTAAATCATCATATTTAGTGACAGGACAATCCGCGGAAAATGCCAATTGTTGTATTTTACTATTACCTTGGTATTTTACTGGATAAGTACGACCAGCAAATTGTTTTATT